CGCTTCCGTACAGTCACTTGGAGGAATGATGGGACAAACTCGTCGCAAGACGAACTCATACCGGGTTGCACCCGTGTCTGGGTCTCGACGTTCGTCGAAGTTTGTTGCTTACTCTCCCTACTCTGATCCCGGAGTTGCTTGTTCCGAGACCAGCTTGGGTGAAGTACATAACTTCACTCATGGACACTGGGACGGGGGCGGTGCATGGTTCCTTAACCGGAACGTCACCACTCTCTTACCTGAGTCAGTAATTGGCTCTCCCGCCGGCCTGATTTTAGGCGACGTGAGGATGGGGAGTAACCTGTCTGGCGTAGTGCAACCTGCACTGCCTAGTCAGCCATCGGATTCTCAGGCCTATGCGCTCGGTGCCACTGGCATCGCTCGCACTGAACCTACGAATCCTGCCTTCGACATGTCGGTTACCCTAGGGGAACTGATGCGCGAAGGCATTCCGAATGCACCCGGTCACAGCGTTATGGAACGCACTAAACTGGCGAAATCCGCCGGAGGTGAATACCTAAACGTTGAATTTGGGTGGCTTCCTCTTGTGAGGTCCGTTAAGGACTTCGCCGCCACGGTTAACAACCACGACGATATCATTCGAAAGTACCAAGAAGGTGCGAATCGAGTGATCAAGAGGAGGTATGAGTGGGAACCTGAAACTGTGTATGGCTACCAAGCTACCAACTTTGGTGCTGTGCCAGCAAACGGTTCTTTCACAGGTGGAGGCCGGTATACAAGCACGTTGAAGAAAACGTGGCTTGAGGTAGAGTACAAATACTACCTACCTATCGGCGGATCGACGAATGATAAAATTCGTCGATTTGGGTCGTACGCCAGGAAACTCTATGGCGTCCGTCTCACTCCTGAGGTTCTTTGGAACCTCGCCCCGTGGAGCTGGGCCGCTGACTGGGTCGCTAACACTGGTGATGTTATTCATAACATCAGTGCAATCGGCACAGACGGCTTGGTGATCAGGAATGGCTACATCATGTGCCATACCCAGCGGATAACGGTGGACCACGGGCGTTACAACGCCGCCGGTCCAGTCTGTTACCGCACTGTGGTCGAAGAGTCAAAAACTCGTCGTCCTGCCACACCATACGGTTTTGGCCTTTCGTACGACGGTTTATCCGTCAAGCAGAAGGCCATCCTGGTTGCTCTTGGAATGTCCAAGTGGTGACCAAGTGGAAAAGAGGGTGTTGGCGATTTCTCGTCTTCACCTCTTCCTTGGTTCTAGGGCTCCTTTTAACCCTAGGATTTTCCACCCATGACTGGGGACCAGTCGGTCCTCAGCCCCTCAACACAGGAGATGCACACATGTTCACCGATCCGCAAAGCGTCACGATCAACGCGGTAGCAAATTCGCTGCCTCGTATTTCTTCTGGCACCCTTTCGGGTACCTACCAGAAGGACGACGGACTCGTGAAGCTCTCGATTTCCCACACTGTGGGCAAGCGAGGGCGACACTTCATCCGTCTGGATCATGCCAAGGTCGCCGCCGACCCCCTGCTTGCAGGGGTGAACGTGAAGGCCTCGGTCGCTGCATGGATGGTGATCGACGTCCCCGAAACGGGATACTCGATCGCGGAACAGAAGCAGATCGTGGACGCCCTTGTGGCGTACCTGGCTGCTTCATCCGGAGCCAACGTGACAAAGCTTCTCGGAAACGAGAGCTAAAACCACGCCTGGCTTTCGGTCTGTGTGCTAGAGTTTCTGCACACCACCAGAGAGGTGGGACAGATTGAAAGACTTGAAAGCTCTGTGGAGAGAGCTCGCGGCCGAAGCCGCGGGCTGGTGTGACACTAGCGCCCTTCGCGATATTCAAACATTCGCGAAGCGGACCAAGCACGAAGGAGATAGTTTTGCAACTATCGCCTTGCCATCCTACGGTAAGTCGCTCTTTCGGGCGCTCGAGGCAGGTAAGGTAGCTGACGACATGTTCCTCGGTTTCGAGAAACGTGCAGGGCTCCCCCAATTTCTTGGAGGTTTCCTTCAGCAAGTGTTTGGTCCAGATGGTGCCTTGCTCGACGAACCAAGTGTAGATTGCATCGACGCTATCCACCAATTAACATCGGTGTTTGCGAAGATCGAGCGGCCCTGCTCTAATAAGAGGGTCTCTCGCGCTATGCGGCAATTCGTCGAGACTGAGGTTGAGATTGGTAGTGTGGATCCAGAAGCTTACGCGAGGTATCTTCCCCACTTTGCAAAGGCTTCCACACTACTTTGGGCTGATGTGTTCTCTTTCGTTGAGTCTTCACTCACCGATACACATCGGAATCTGCGCAACTGGGTTGGGCATGATCCGACAGCTGCGAGGGTAACCCCCTTGCCTGATCGGTCTGTTCCTCCTTCTTTGATCACAGATGTTGTGGTTGAAGCTGCTGCAGAAGCAGGGATCCTTGGGTACAAGGGCAAGTATCGTCAAGTCGACGACTTACTCTCCAAGGTTATTGAGAGCCCGGCGCTGCCGGGCAGTCAGTTCTCGATCCGCAGCGGCATCAATGCTGCCTTCGAGACCCTTGTCCCGAAGCATGGTCCTGGGGCTACCGCTGACAGGCTTCGCGGGAACGCGAAGTTTAACGTCACGGAGTGGTCCCAGAGGTTGGAAGGGGTGTTTCCTTACGGAGATTACTCCCTCCCCCAGCTTGCTACTGAAGCAAAGCTGGACCGTGTCCAATTTCACGAGCCTGGGGCGGAGAGACCTGTAAAGGTCATCGCCGTCCCTAAGACGCTCAAGACACCAAGAATCATCGCCATTGAACCGACTTCGCAGCAGTACATGCAGCAAGCCGTTTCTCATGGACTCGTCCATGCAATCGAGAGTTGGTCCGAACTGTCCATAACCTGGACGGGTAAGGATTCGGCTCTCGGGCGATTTTTCATCG